CTGTTCTTATAAAGAAACAGACAAGCTTCCTTCATTGTTTAATAGAACACAACAAGAGTCTTATATTGGTGTTCAAAGCTTTGATGGTGACAAAGATGGTTCTACTTATTGGATTCAAGATGACCCACTATACCCAACAGCAATAGCTTCGGAAGTAAGTGGAGTAAATTATGCTTCATCTACTATTGAATTGCCTAACAACTATGCTGTAAGATACTATACAAGAAACAACCATACTTACAATGTATATAATCAGAATGCTAAAGTTTGGTATGGTCAGAATATCTTTACAATTATGGGTAGCAACTACTACTTTGATGGACAAGGTGTATATTACATTGGTAGCACTTCATCTGGAAGTTCAACTCAATATCAAGACAATACTCTTATTGCTTATGCAATCGGAATGAGATATTTGTGTAATGCTCCAAGTGAAGCTTATTTCTATTCACCATTTGATAAATGCTTGTATATATTCACTGCTAGTAATACAATGCAGAAATCTACTTCACTAGAAAGATTTGGTGATGTATTAGACTCTTGTTATTGTCCAGTAAATCAGTCATTATACTTACTATTTGAAGGTAAGCTCATTATAAAGACACAGGATGATATGGCAATGTTTGATGTAGAAGGTGATAGACTTTATACTACATCAGAAGGAGTTCAGGTTGTAAGTGATGAAGGTTACAAACTACATCACCCATACAAATTTGAAGATTATGAAGATTTAATTATAGAAACAGAATGGCTGGGAAATAATCAGACACTTACTAATTATTCATTTGCTTTCATTACTTTGTTTAGTCCAGAACCAATCACAGCAGATGTTGATTATGATTATCTAACTATACAAGATACAGAAGTAAAGCATAATGTGAAATCTATTCATATAAAGAAAGATGATTGGGATAATGGTTTCTTCAGATTCAAAGCAAATCCTAATGATAATACTGGAAATGCTTTCAAACTTATTATTCATAGTAAGGACAAACTAGGAGTTTATGATATTACTAATCATCAAGCTTCACTCCCAGCAGTAAATGTTTCAAGGACTTAGTTGTATGAGAAAGATAGAAGAAGGGAAACAAGTAGCTGGCTGGACTGTAATAAAGCCTGGCCAGCTTGAAGAAGAATTATATACAATATATGGTGATTTACTTATTAATGGTAAGACTGAAAGTAAATCACTATTGGCTAAACTACTCACCAAAGACTTTAAGGCATTAGAAACTAAAGAAACAGACAATGCCCTTAAAGTAATTACAGAAATTGGTAAGATTGCCAAGAATACTAGTGATTATTTCAATAAGAAAGAATCACAAGATACAGACTTTACTGAATACTTAATTAATAAGAATATGATTCCTTGGCAGAAAGAAGTAATTAAAGACCCGTCTCACAAATTTACATTGTTTGCTGGAAGACGTGCTGGTAAATCTTATGTAATGGCAGCTTTGATGCTTCTTCATTGTTTAACTGGAACCGATGTAATTACTTTACCAGATGGAAGAGTAGTAGAGAAACCAAGACAAGCAGTTTATATTGGACTTACATTAGATAAAGCAAGAGCAGTAATTTGGGACTTGCTTATTACTCTTATTGATAAAGTAAGAATGTCAGTAAAGAAGATAGATAATTCTGCTTCTATTATTTACTTTAGTAATGGTTCTTCTATTAGGCTTTGGGGTAATAACTCTAAAGCTGAAAGAGAGAAATTAAGAGGTTTGGACTGTTCTATGTATTTACTTGATGAGTGCCAGTCCCAACAAGGATTATTATACATAATTGATTCTTGCGTAGGTCCAATTGTAAGAGGTAGAAACGGTATTATAGTTACTGCTGGAACTGCTCCACTTTCTGCTGGAACTTATTGGGAAGAAATAATTAATGATGAAACTTGGTCACATTATCACGCTACTATGGCAGATAATCCAACTATTCCTAATTATGAACATGCACTTGAAGAAGTATTGAAAGACAATAATTGGACTAAAGACAATATAGTATTCAGACGAGAATACTTAGGTGAATTGGCATACGATACAGAATTGCTTGTTTATCCTACTAGAACTTATGAAACCGATACTAACCATCCAAAGACTAACAAATTTACAGAATGTGTAATTGGATTGGACTTTGGTTTCAGAGATTCAACTGCTATTGCACCAATATTAATAGATGAAGAAGGAAATGGTTGGTTAAGACACGAATTTAAACAACCTGGTATGTCTGCTACTCAGAAAGTAGATACTATTAAAGCAAAGATTAAATTTATTAAAGACACTTACAAACTTAGAGATGACCAAATTTACATCTTTCAGGATAATTCAGATCTTGATATTGCCAAAGATTTAGTAGATTTAGGAATACAGAATGTAAGATGTGCAGATAAGACTAAAGAAGATTATCAAATGCAGCTTGTAAGAGATGCCATAGAATCTGGTCAATTAAATTGTGTTAAAGATAGTTACTTTGACCAAGAATGTGATAGAGTTGCATTCCAGTGGGATACAGAGCACCAGAGAGTAATTTACAAACTTGATGATGCGACTTATCACGGAGATATGGTTGATGCTGTAAGATATGCTTGGTATTCTTATATGAGAGAAAGACATTGGGAACAATCAAATTAATGGAGGAAATTAATGGAGAAAGTAGATCTTGGTTGGTTGGCAAATATAAACTGGATTAGTCTTGTAGTAATCTTTATTGGAGTAATTGGTATTATTGCTTTATTAGGTTATATGGCTAACAAAGGTTTAATTGCTTGGAATGGTAAATTAAGAGTTGGTTCAATGGACTTAGAAAGGAATATTGTTAGACTTCAACTTACTTATCTTGAAGCAGCAGTAGAAGAATTCTATCAAGAAATAGAAAGAAAGTCTACTTGGAATGAATGGAAGAGTAAATGTGTTGCTCACGCCTGTAAAGATGTTCTTGAACGAGCAATTTCTTATAATCATATTACTACTGATGATAGTTATGTTCTTATTAAACAGAAAGAAGTATGGAGTGCAATTCAATCTCTTGAAATGGAACATAAATATTATAAATCGGAAGAATTTAAGAAGATTATTTATGGATGGGTATTTAAAGTAATTAAAGATTTATTAGATATTAGATTATCACAAATGAAGAAGGAGAAATAGATTATGGAAATACAAAGCAAATTAATTAAATTAGGAAATTATGGCTGTTACTTTCTATCTTTACTTCACCAAACTAATACACCTGATTCTAAGATTCTAGAATTGTATGATTATTTCGTTAAGAAAGGATTTATGGATGAAGAATGTTTCATTAAAGACCCAGTGTCTATTATGAAATATTTAACTGGCAATAACTATACAGTAGAGAAGACTACTTCATTACCAACAGATTATGAATTTGCTGTATATTATTGGTATAATCCTACTACTAAATTACATCATTTCACACTTAAAGATTGGGATAGTTTAGGAAACAGTAATACTAGAATTAATGGAAGAATAGAAAGCTACAGAATATACAGAAAGAAGATTTAGGGAGGGAAAGATGAATGTTAAGAAAGGGGTTATTATCACTTGTATTGGTTTCTTCTTTGTCATATGCACAACCTTTGGATTTAGACTACTCTTCAAATCTATGGAAACAACTAGACTTGAACTTGGAGCAGCTAGAGCAAGAGCACAACAATATGAAGAATTATATAACGGAGCTAGAGCAGAACTCACTTCAATTAGAGCAGAAGTTGAAGAAAGTAGAAGATTACTCGGCACAATTAGAGAATCGACTAACAAAGTCCGAGAATCTATTTCAAGAAACGAACAAACAATTGATGGCATCAGAGAAACAATTAAAGATCTTCAAGACTACTACTTTAGTATTGAGCAGTGCATTGATTACAACAGGATTACTCTTAATCGCTAAATAAAGAAAGCCCCACAGATGGCTGGGAGGAACAGTCAAGAGGGGGCTTTAATTCACTTTAATATACATCCCAATCTTTGGGCATTTCTACATATTTAGGAGCGGCAGGTTCTTCTTTGTAATTAGGTTTAACTAATTTACCTGCTTTCTTACTCTTCCTATATGCTTCCATAAATTCTTTACTATTATATTCTTTAACTTCTTCAATTAATTTCCATTGTTTATCATACTCTGCTCTATCTTCATAGTATTTAATCCAAGCTTCTTCATTCTTAACCTTCTTTGTAAGAAAGTTTATTCTATCTTTATATTCTTGCTTTCTTACTTCTGTCTTACATTCACTCAAATGAGTTTGATAGTATTTAAGACTTGCTTGATTGTATCTTAAACTTTCTCTTCTGTAATTCAACCAATCTTCATTTGAATTAGTCTCATTTGCTTTATCTAAGAAACTATACAAATTATTAATTGCATTCATTATTCCAAATTCTGTTTCATACATATTTGAGTAATCATATTCTTCTCCATATGCTTTATTTAATGCAAATGC